CATCTTCTTCATCGTCATCATCATTATCTTCATTATCTTTTGAATCAGAATCAGAAGTTTCTTCTTCAGAAGAATCGTCTTTCTTATCTTTGTCGTCATCTTCTTTTGCAAACTCTGTCTCAAGAGTAGAAGCATCATCAGAATTATCTGTAACTTCTATTTCCGCAGTTTTTTCTTCTAACTCAAAAGTTGTTGTAACTTCTTCTGTTTGTTCTACGGAAGTAGCGTTCTCAAGATTATCCATCTGTTGTTTTCCTCCTTTTAAGGCATCTTTTAAATCTTGCATCATGCTATAAAGGGTATGTTTAAATTTATCATCCATTGAGAAATTTAAACTTACATCTGGAGCAGTAACAGAAGCGCCTTCAAAGCAAGGCTCAACATCCTCTCCTAAAATGCAAACTTTTTCAATTATTGCATCATCTATAATAAAGTAATCCACATTATTAGCATAATTTGTTTCCCATTTACCGCGTACAGATTCATCATTTAATTCCATTGATTGCGGACGACCTTCATTCACAGGTAAGCTGGATTCTGGAAATTGAGAAGTCCAAAGATATCCTGTAGTCATAAGATATTTATGAATTACAGAATTTCCCATTTCATCAAAATCTTCAAAATTTTGAAACCATACTTGAGCGTCTGGAGAAACAAAACCATAAGGAAAGGTTTGACACTAAAAACGGATTCCTTCATCATCAATAATAACTTTTTCTCCGTGATCCCTAAAATCTTCTTTTTCTTTTTTATAGTATCCTACAATAGGCGCACCGCGAAGTCTTTTACCCATTTCAGTTGCTACCTATTCAGTTATAAAACTCTTATTTCGATTAGCACCTATATAAAAAAGCTTAATTTCACATTTAGACATTAATGGATTAATATCTAATGGTTGAAGATTTAAAAACTGCGGAGAATCCAACGTTGCAACTGAACGATGCATAGTAAAATACTCCTTTCGTCTACATTTACTATGAAAATTTTACTTTTCTTCTTAACAAACTTTGTCCTAAAAATTTTAACTCATAGACTATTTATTTTGAATTGTCTTAGTGGCTTTTTCATCATCACTTTTTTCAGGCCTACCTGCACCCTATTTCTAATTACCAGGTGTTTTATTTCTATTTAAGATATCCGCGTTCATCGTACTAGACATCATTGGCGGAATGAATACATTAACTAAATCTAAAACATCATTTTCAAAGTAAGCTGTATTAAGAATAGCACTTTGAGACTGACCAAGAGCAATCTGTGGTAACATTTTAGAATAACCTAATTGAGTATGCTCTTTGTATTGTTTAGCTAGCTATTTATAATTATAAATAGTTGTAGGTAAAATTTGCGCCCTATAAAAGATTTTTTTAGGACTACCATTGTAAGGTTGTAATAAAGTATTTAAAAAAGTCTAAAATTGTTGAATTAAACTTAATATAGAAGCTTCATCATTCAAAATAGACTTTTCAAGAGCAATGTTTCCATCTGTATTAAATTGCATCTGAGAAACACCAGATTCATTATAAACTGTACGCTCTACTTTCTATAAATCGTCTTGAGTTGCGGAAATATTATCTGATAAATCAGCAACATCAACATCCGCAAAAGTTGTTAATACATCTACACCAATAGCCTTAGATAACATACCAACCGCATTATTATGTAGCTGTTGAGCTTCATCTACGTCAAAAACTAAATCCCCATTTTTATCTATTGGCATTTTTTGAATGATTATCTTCAATAATTGCTGTAAGGTTTTTCTTCGGTCAACATCTTGTGCTGCATCTAAATCTATAATTGCGGGAATGACCGCAATAAATGGAGGAAAATCTTCTCCGTTTAAATCAAATTTAATTACAGATCCAACTTCTAATAAATACCATCCCGACTCATCTCCAGGAAAATCTGGCTTTAATTTTCCTTGCTGATATAATCTATAACCTTTTTTAAACTCTGGCGGAAAAATATTTAATATTTTCATACGTTGTTCTGTATCAGGAAACAAATCATTAAAATATTTCATATTAAATTCAACAGCTGGTTGACCATTCACAGAAAAACGGCTTCTACAATACCGCGGCATTAAATCCTGTATTATAATAGCTCCATTATTCGAAACAATATATCCGTAATAGCAGCCATTCCTCATAACTTTTAAAGCTACTTCCCCAAAAAACTTTTTAATTTCAAAACTATCTAAATAATTTAAAACTTTTTTAAAGTTTTCTAAGATTTTTTCCGTTTTCATATTCTCAGAATAATATGGAGTAATCAACCAGTCATAACGATACATATAGGCCATATATCTACATAGACGTCTATAAATACCACTAATTTTATAAAAATAATTAGAAATATCTCTCATTTTATTATAATCACCATAATGAATAGCTCTTAAAACCTATTCTTTGTTGGCTAAATAAGGATTTATTTTTCTAAGATCTCCTAATTTATAAGTAGCATCCGCAAGAGTTTTTACTCCAACTCTAATTTTTGAAAAATCAATAGGAATATAGGCTGAGGCTTCTTCCGGAATTTGATAATCATTAGATTCAACCATGTTAAAACCTTTTTTCTTTATTTGAGCCATTCGGTCTATCAAATTCTTAACACCTCTTTTCTATTTTAATATCCGGCCGCATGTAAAATGTAATCATAAGTAATTCGAGCTTCATCCCAATAGGGAATAATCACTAAAGTAATAGAATGATCTCGACAATACTATCTTTTTTTCATATCGTTATATTGTTGTTTTCTTAACCCATTATAACCGCCAAATTTATCTTTAGCTTCATAATGTTGTATTCCTTGAAACTATATTAAAAAATCTATATTATGCTAATCGTCAAAAACCGCAAAATCAAATCGAAGCGGGCGGCCTGTATTACTTACTAAATCTGGAAAAGAATATTCTTCCTAAAATTCTAATCCAGACTGTTGTAAAATCTAAAATATTTTTAACTATCCTCTGGAGGCTTTCATTTATAGCTCCTTTTTTATTTTTCCATTATTATATAAAAAATGTATCATATCTATTATAAAAAGTTGTCCTTAGCCAGAAGTAAAAAATAAAAAGTCTGATATATTTCTTTTTCTTTTTCTTTTATTTAACTATTCTTCATATCTAATATAATATAAAGCATAAATAAAAGCTGAAAATTTATCTTTCTTTATTCCTGTATTACTTCTTTTTAAAATAATATTAACACCTTCATTTTCTTCTATTAAATTTAACATTTGTTCTTTTAAAACAGAAGTTAAAATAAAAGGTCTTAAATAAACATTTCTATCTTCTACACTCATATTTTGTCCCTGTTTAGTTGACATTAATTTTGTTTTAGCAAGACTTTCATCTATTAAAAATCTAATTTTACCACTAAACATTTGGGTTTGAGCATAACTATAAGCTTCTGTGTTAATATTAGCAGTAGCTTTTATAAGATATAAAACATCTCTTTCAGTGTCAGGCGTTACATATTTTTTATACTAAGGATATACATCTGTATTAAAAACACCAAAAGGAGGAAGATAATCTCCTTCATCAGTATCTTGTCCTTTAACTAAAAAGTCTATTAAACCTACACCTAAACCATTAGCATCAATAGCAATTCTACGAGGTTTAAAATTATAATACAATCGTTTAATGTTTATACACTGAGCCTCAAAATGCTAAGCTTCATAAGTAAAGATATTAACAAGAGTCTTCTGAGCCGCACCTTGAACTTGCGGGGTTACTTTAAAAACACAAACTTCTGTAGTACATTTAGTTCGACCAACGTCTATTCCAAATACATAATAAGCATTTTTACCCGAACGACCGCTATAAGAATACTAAGGCTGTAAAAGTACTCGATATTTATCAAATTTCTAAGAAGAGAAAAAGGCGTTTTCTACATCTCCACTCCACATAGATCTATACTATCTATTAAATGACTAGTCATTAAAAGTTCCTTGTAATCGTAATTGCTATACAAAATTCTAATCCAATAGACCAGAAATAACAGGCGTCTAATAAGTTCCGCCCA